CTCCCTTTTTAAGGAAAAATTATTAATATAAAAAAGGGGAATGAAAGTTCCCCTTTTTTTAACCTTTTTTAAAATCACAATTTATGGCAAAAAAGAATGAAGTACCCAGCAATGCGGTACGAAAACCTACCCCAAAGAAAAATTTTTCGCTTGATAACTTTAAAAAGAAAATAGGTGCAGAAAAAATAGAATCAAAACCACTTCAATGGATTTCAATCGATGACGCATTGACTGAAGCAACTGGTATGCCCGGTATACCCAAGGGATATGTAACACTTTTTCGTGGTTACAGTAATACTGGTAAATCAACAGCGTTGATGAGAGGAATTGTTAATGCACAGAAAATGGGTGACCTACCAGTTATAATTGATACCGAAAACAATATCGATGAAGGTAATGAAAGATTAACCAACATGGGTTTTGATTGGAATGGAGATTATATTTTAATTAATAATAATTATCTTCTCACCAATTTTGGAAAACATCAAAATAAAGAAAGAAGAGAAGCCAGTATTGAAGACATGGCAAAATATGTTTATTATATTATTGACCAACAAGATGCAGGTAATTTACCTTATGATTTATTTATTGGGATAGATTCAATTGGAACACTGAATTGCATCGCAACAATCGATGCTGCTGTGAAAGAAACGTCACAGAATAACATGTGGAATGCAGGTGCTTATGAAAAAGCATTTATGTCAATCCTAAACAATACGATTCCAAATAGTAGAAAGGTTACCAGTCAATACACCAATACCATTGCTGCTGTTCAGAAAATCTGGTACGATAGTATGAATAAGGTGGTTAAACACAAAGGTGGTGAAACTTGGTGGTTCGGAGCAAGAATGATTTATAATTTCGGTGGAATACTTACTCATGGAACTAAGAGAGTTACAGCAATAAGTAAAACACGTGATGTTAATTTCGGATTTGAAAACAAAGTTAATATTGCTAAGAATCATATTGATGGTGCATTGGGTGGAATTTCTTTAGAAGGTAGAATTGCTTCAACACCTCATGGTTTTATTTATGCTGATAAGGAAAATATTGATAAATATAAGAAGGAACATATTTTACATTTTCGTAATATTCTTGGAGATCAAACTTTAAATGCTGAAGATATTACAATTAAATCCAATGATATGGATGATGAAGGAAATGTGATAAAGGAAAGCAAAGTTCTTATTGAAAAAGCACAGGGAACTGAAGAATCGAAAAAATAGATGAAAACCAGAAAACCTCATAAATATTGGCAAGATAAAGAAAATTGTAGGTTCGAAGCAAGTAATCATCAAACAATGACTTCATTTGCCAAATATTCTTCTCATGGTTATAATGTTGCAAGAGTAAATGGATGGTTAGATGAAATATGTTCTCATATGAGAAAAATTGGAAATAGGCATAATAAATCTATTTACTCTTGTGAATTTTCAGATAATTATGTATATGTTGGGTTAACATATAATTTTGAAGAAAGGAAATTAGACCATTTAAATATGAATAGGGAAAAAAAGAGTTCAGTGATAAAACATATTATTAAAACTGGATTAATTCCACAAATAATTAAATTAACAAATTATATTCCAGTTGGTGAGGCAATTATTTTAGAGAATAAATATCTTAATAAATATAAAAAAGAAGGATGGTATATTTTAAATTTAATTAAAACGGGTGGAATTGGTGGTTCTGTGATTAAATGGAACAGGTTGAATTGTCAAAGTGAAGCATTAAAATATAAAACAAGAAATCAATTTAGAGTAAATTCTTCTGGTGCATATGATGCAGCACATAAACATGGTTGGCTTAACGAAATCACTGAACACATGTTAATTTATAGAAAGTATGAAGGATATTGGATAAAAGAAAATTGTCAAGAAGAAGCATTAAAATATAAAACAAGAACAGACTTTGCCAGAAATTCTTCAGGTGCATATGATGCAGCATGGAGAAATAAATGGTTAGGTGATGTTTGTAAACATATGTGAAAATGAAGACACGTACATTATTAGTTGATAGTAATTATTTATTAAAACGTTCTTTTCATGGGGCAAAAGATATTGAAACAAAGTCTTTTGGCAAAATAGGTGGATTATACTCATTTTTAACCACAACCCGTAAGTTAATTAAAGATCACATGATTAACAAGACGATCATAATTTGGGATGGTCAAGGAGGGGGAATTTATCGTCATAGAATTGATGCAGCATATAAAGCCAATCGTGTTTCAAAGAAATGGCATGATAGGATTGAGATGAATGCTGCTGAAATCAGAAGAGAAGAGGCAAAGAATGAATCAATTCTTAAGCAAAAAAAGACCATTCAAGCATATGCTGAAGAACTATGGCTAAGACAAATTGAAGTTGATGATATTGAAGCAGATGATCTTATAGCCAAATATTGTCTTGACCATAATAATAAGGAAGAAATTTTTATATATTCAAATGACAGGGATTTTGCACAATTACTTGATTTGAATATAACAATAATTTTTCCCAATATTGATCAACCAGTTACGAAAACTAATTACATGATGTATTTCAATCATCATTATACCAATGCATTGGTAGTTAAAATTATTGGGGGAGATGCTGCTGATAATATTGCTGGTGTTGGTGGTGTTAAAGAACCAACATTATTAAAACATATACCAGAATTAAAATTTAAAACGTTTTCAGTTAAAGAAATTTGTAAACGTGCAGATCAGATTAATGAGGAACGAGTCTTAAATAAAAAGAAACCATTAAAAGCATTAGGAAATCTAGTTTCACCAGAGGGAGTGGAAAAACTTAAGATAAATTTTCAACTTACAAATCTTAGAAAACCTATACTTAATGAAGAAGCAATCGAAGAACTTGCTCAACTTGAAATACCATTATCTGATGAAGATAGGGGAAGCACAAATCTTTATAAAATGATGATGGATGATGAGTTTTTAACTATCTATGGAAGTACATTTCGAGAATATGTTCTACCATTTTATACTGTTATTGCATATGAACAACAATTACTTAAGGAATATAAAAAAAATTATAGAAAAAGTTTATAAAAATTCTTTCATATTAGATGTATTCTCTTTATATTTGTGTCTACTATTAATAATTTAAAATTACCAAAAAATGAACGAAAAAGAAAATAATAATGTGTTTAGATTTGTACTTACTCAAGGCGATGTTTTATTATGTGAAAAAATGTTTAATGCCGATAAATTTAATCCTTTTACAAGGTATTCAATTGATATAAGAGATATTCTTCCACGTTCAATTATTAGATTACAGAAAATTTTATCGAGACGAAGTTATAATGTGATTGCAGAAGTCGGAAGACTCGATATCACAAATAGTGAGTCAGAATATCATAAATATGATTTGTATGGTTATTATCAAAAAATGATTAATACTTATCCAAGACAGTGGAGAAATGAAATGCGTTATAATCCACAACCAATTGTACAACAAATTGAAAATAAAACGATTCGTGGTGTTCCTTGTAAAATTGGACTTTATATTAATGAAAATCCGATTGTTGAACGTGAGTTTTTTGTTAATGGATTTAATCCAGTTGCAAGACAATCTCTTGATTTAACATATGTCGTAATTGATATTGTAGATACAATTGAAGCGAAAATTAAAAGGAATGATAAAAAAAATATGTGGGATGATTATGATTTAATCAATTATAAAGGTCTGTCGATTAATCAAATTAGAGAACTTCATCCTGCTAAAAGAGCAGATATGTTGAGAAGACTCAGACGAAATTAAATGACAGAAAATAGAGAAAATACATTAACAGCATATCTCGGTCCTGAATTTCAACAACGTTTAATTTGGCAATTGTTAGTTGAACCAGAATTCGCAGAAAAAATAATACCTGATTTAGCAATTGAATATTTCGATGACCCTAATCTGAAAAGGTTATTCATTATTATGTTGGAATATTATAAAGAATTTGATAAAGTTCCAAATCTTCAGAATCAGAGTATTCATCAGGCAATTAATACATACAAAACACCAAATAATCTTATTGAAGAAGAATCGTTATTTGCTGTAATTAAACGCATTGAACTTTGGAATGAAAGAATCATCAATAAGCAAATGCTTTATGATGGTGATGTGGTTCAGAAGTCAGCAACTGCTTTTATTAAGCAACAGGAATATCGTAAAATTGCTGAACATATTCAAGACAAAGTTAAGAATGGTGATATTAAAAGTAAATATACAATTGCTGCTATTGAGGAAAAGTTTCAAAAAATCTCACACATTGGTGAAGAAGATGATGATTGTGAATCAGTAACTGATGGAATTCGTAAAGCATTGAGGAAAGAATTCAGACAAACAATTCCAACTGGTATTGGTGCTATCGATAGTCTTACTGGTGATGGATTAGGTAAAGGTGAAATTGGTGTAATATTGAGTCCGAGTGGTGTTGGAAAAACAAGTGCGCTTACAATCATTGCTAATACTGCTTATGAATTGGAAAAAAATGTTGCACAAATAATATTCGAGGATACCAAAGATCAGATTAAACGTAAACATTATACGATTTGGGCAAAATCAGCATTAACTAAACTTGATGAACCAGAAGAAAATGAGAGAGTAATTAAAATTGCCGAAGAAAAAGCAAAATTATTAGAGGGTAAGGGTAGACTTATTATTAAGAGATTTAGTCAGGAAGACACGACCATGAAAGATGTTCGTAATTGGATGTTGGGTTATGAGAAGAAATGGGGGTTTAAGTTTGATATACTTGTATTAGATTATCTTGATTGTCTTGAAAGTCATAAGAAAAGTCCAAATAGAAATGAAGCAGAACTTGTAATTATTAAAGCATTTGAGGCAACAGCATCTGATTTAGATATCCCTGCATGGACAGCAATTCAAAGTAATCGTAGCGGTTTTGGTTCTGAGTTCGTGGAAGCATATCAAACTGGTGGAAATATTAAAAGAGTACAGAAAGCACACTTTTTCATGAGTGTCGCCAAAACACCTGCACAACAGGAAGCCAATTTTGCCAATATTCGTATTATTAAGGCGAGATTTGCGAAAGATGGTCAGACGTTTGAAGATTGTGTTTTCAATAATGATACAATGCAAATTATAATTGATGACCCAAGATATGTATATACCAAAACCTATAAAAATTTAAAACATTATGATGAAACAGATGTTGATAGGGTAGGAAAGAAAGCCGAAGAATTATCATCATCTCAAGGTAAATTGAATGCTATAATTAGTCAGCATGGTGAAAGTGTACTAATTGATAAGTTGAATAGTGATGAAATTAATAAACGTTTGAGAAAGAATGCTGTTCCAGAAAAAGAAATAAAAAATGATGGAGTAATTGTAGGTGTTGTTGAGGGAGTAATTGTAGGTGCTGTTGAGGGAACAAAAGATAATACAGTAACTGAGGAAATAATGGAAATTGATGGGGAAGTTACGACTGCATCATCCGATGATGCTGTAAATGATGGTGTAAGTGATGCTGTAAATGATGGTGTAAATACTGAAGAGACATTTGAATTGAGTGGTGAAACCATCACTGAAGCAGTGACTAAGCCAGAAGAAATCCCTGTGCCTGAAGAGAAAAAAGTGGTAAAGTTTGAAGAAACTATGGATGAGGTAATGAAGAAAATTCAGTCAACAGACCCAGATGCACCCCAAGGAGAGAATAGGAGCTTATCTGATATGTTAGTGAAAAAACGTAATTATCAGTATGTTAAACCAAAAGATTAAATTTTATTATAAAAAATTGTAACTTTTTTGAAATTCTTAAGTATTTATTTTTCCAGAGGTGAGTAAATTTT